AGTCTGCTCATCAATGGTGATGACAACCATATCACCCGCAGCAGAGCCGGAGGTAACATACTCGATCAGGCCGCCGACATCAACGTACAGGGTGTCGTTGGTGGCATTTGCCAGAACCAGCTTGATATAAGTGCCTTTGGGCTGGCCGGTGGGGTTGGTCACAACAGAGCCAGACTTAACCACCATATCCTTCGGAATGTTGATAGCCGCGCCAACGGCAACGCCATCCTTCATGAGCCGGTAGACAGCAGCATAGTCGCCGGACTTCTCAGACTTCTCCACAGTGTAGCCGGGAACCTTGATGTCCACAGCCTTATCCTCGATGCTCTGCACCACGCCGTTGACCTTAATGGTCTCCAGCACGTTGGCCTGTGCACCAACATC